GTCGTTGGTTAATTCCAGTTTCATTATGCGGCTTCCTTCTGTGGCTGGTTGGTTTTGGTCTGGCTGTGCTTTGCTACTGGCGGCATGCTGGCGCGCTTAACGCTTTCTGCCTGATAACGTTCTATCTGTTCGCTGGTCATGGTGCGCACTCCCCAATAACGATCTGCCCCTTCTCACCCCAAAGTTTTGTCACCCGGCCATCCCAGACGCGGCTGTCGTCGTCGAAAATGGCATCGAGGAGCGCCTTTTCCAGATTGTCTTTATCCGGTTTCTGCTGATGAGCTTGGCCGTTAAGTTGCGCGCGCTTCTTCTGGCTCCAACTTTTTGGCATGGGAATGATGAAGGTGATGTGATAACCGGACTCAGGAAGGCTGATTCCAAGTAGGCGAACTTCTGCTTTGAAAGCCCAATATGCCGCTGTTGCAGGCCTCTTATGCCAGCGATCTCGCTGTGTCATGCGGGGCTTACTGACTGGCGTGATATCGTAAATATTCATGCCTTCACGAGCCCCTCTTTGAGCCAGATAACCTGTGTGCGGGCCATGCCTTCCAGCGCGCACTCCTTTGCATATTCGGCATCGACCAGACGGGTTCGGCGATCAATCTCGTCGTGGCAACTGCTGCATGCGATGGTGGCGATCAGGTCAGGCGGCTTGATTCCGGTTCCGCACAGGCCCGCCAGGCGTATATGTGCCAGCACTGAGGTTTCTGGGTTGCCATTGCATACCCCGGGGATCCGCACCTGACATTCTCGGCCGCGTGCCGCTTTGCATAAATTAGCCATGCGCTCTCCTTGCCGCGAGGCGCAGCCATTTCTGATCCACCAGGCGGGCGGTGTAGTCCTTCAGGGTCGGGATATCGGACGGCTTAATCGCGGGCTTACGCTTGCGGCGCGCCGGAACGTTGAAGATATGATTTGTGATGACGCGTGCGAGAGGGTTATTCATGCAAGCCTCCCGAAATAATCGCCACGGTAACGGACATCGCGAAGCTGTATGTTCTGGCTGACGGCGAAAGCTTGGGTGTACTCAATCAGACTATTCATCCGTTTGATCCCCATCGATGAGGTGCTTTCGCGAATTGCCACCAATTCGCCCTCAATCCCGGCAATAACCTTCCCCTGCCCGCCAGTGGCAATGGAGTGACCGGAAACCAGAATTGATTTCCATGACGGAAGTGACCACGCAGAGCCAGCCCACTGAATGCGATGCTTTGCCAGGTCGCCGCAAAGCGCGTGGAACAGTGAATTCTGAGGAAGGGTGCGCTTAGGGTCGGCAAAACTCACCACGATCGGGAAATCTGCGTTTACAGGCTGTTTGTTGATGTAGTCAATGAGGTTGCGGCGAACCTGCTCGTCGCGGAGGTAAAATTTGATACTCATGCGCCACCTCCGAGAGGTAACGCAGAATGTGGAAAATCGCAGGTGCATTTCTGCATCTGTGACAAGGTGAGAAGTTCAGATTGTGGTCGCATTTAAGTCCCCTTAAATGCGCAGAAGTCACCAATGGGTGTTAAGGCCATCGGCAAAGAAAGTATGGACGGTTGATTCAACAAAATCAACTGAAGAGAAAGGCCTCCGAAGAGGCCATGGCTCTCGATATGGGGATTCCCATATCGCTTGTATGGTAGCTATGGTTTGAATCTATGCTTAGTTAACCTCGCCCCCAGTTCCCACTCTTCCCTGGCCACAGTCTTGCCCTTCCTGATTTGGCTTTCTACCTCCTGCTGCGGTGCTGCTGGCAGTGGCATCCAGTGGGTGAACATATCGGCGTAGTAGGATTGGTCTTCAAAATCTGTCCAGCGATTTGCCACATCATCCCAGCACAAGACCTGCTGATTATCCCATTTAGCGAACACGATTACCCACTCTTGTGAGCCTGGCATCCGCTCGCTTACTGGAATCCAACCATCCGGAATCACCGGAGAGTCGCCGTCTTGCGCCGGAGCGATGTAGTTTTGCTCCGGACAGCAATCGGATTGCGCTGGAGAGTTACCATTCTGAAGCATGGCTTCTTGAAAGCGTCCAAGCTCCACGTACTCCTGACATGACCACCCGCCATCAATAAAATCGCGAGCTTCAACAGCGTCGAAAGTGAACGATGTTTCACCGCCAGTTGGTGAGGTTAAGCCGTACAGGTCTGCTACCGGCTTGAACTGATTGACTGGCATGGTACCTTCATTGGTGAGGGTACCATCGGCACCCTGAAGCATGGCGGCGCGGCGACCAGCTTTCCACGCAGATTCGGCCATAAAACCAAGCATCTGTTTAGCTGCCGTGGTGTATTGGTTTTGCTGATAATGCTCATGCCATTCTCTACCGAACCATGAATAAAAATTATCATCAGCATCAACTACCGGCGCTGGCGGGGCGGTGACATTAGCGAATGCAGCACGCAACCCAGCCTTAATTTCTTCAACTTCGTCAGAGCCTAATGATGAATCTGATATCGCATGATGGAATGCATAAGCCATATCGTCGTTGACTGACACCGGCTCCGCTTCGAGCGATGCTAGCGCCAGCTTCATCGCAGCGAGCGACATCGCGGCATCTTCGTTTACAACGCCGGGCACAGCATCGCGCTCTTCTTCAAGCTCAGCGATTGTCTGCTGGAGCCATTTTTTGGTAAGGGTGCTCATTATGCTTCTCCTTTAGCGGCTGCGGCGACGTTGACTCCAGCATCGTGCAGTGCCTCAAGCACCTGATGCTGCTTGTAAACCATTTCCGTGTGATACGGCTCATCGAAATCGACGCGATGCAACATGTTATAGCGCTGTGGAAGTACAACTTCCCGCGCCCCCAGCTCAGCCATCCGCTTCTCAGCGGCTTCCAGCTCATCCAGCAGCGCCAGCACGGTGGCGGGATTGGCCGCGGCAACAAAATCCCTGACTGGTTTGTGTTCAATTTCCGCTATTGGTTGATACGATGTGAAGCCATGCTGCTTTTCATAACTACCATTGCGAATGACGTAGAAGTCGCCATTTATTTTCTTGGCTTGCCACTTATCGCTACCAGCCTTCTCAGCAGCTTCACGTAATGCGCGTTTGTCGATGTTGCTCATTGGAACCTCACATGATTCTTCCAGCGATTCTGTGCTGCGCTGTTTTTGAATTGATGCCCTTCACGGCTAACACCACCTAGCGTGAAGAGAACCATGCGGCGATTGCTTACGTTCAGCCACTGGCGCGGATAGCAGTTTTTCAAAGCCCGAAGAACGATAATTTTTGCTTTACGATTTTTCATGACTGCACTCCTTTGCGAAGCTGGGCAGCGAAGTCACCGCAAATAGTTGCCGCTGCATCAAGGCCGACCTGTTCGTCCTGATAGCAATTAACAATTGCATTGCTAATTTTCAGGCAAACTTCATCTACTGCGGCGGCCCGCACTTCAGCCAGGAAAGCGTCGGTGGCTGGGGTTTCGATTTCTGGCTTGGCATATACCGGCCAGCAATCAGTTCCATCGGAGTTTTTGTGTCCTGCCTCGTCATGAACATCAAGATATTCACCGCATGGGAGCGGGTCTTCCCAGGTTGGTGGAATAGCGTGCCAGGATAGATATGCTTGAGGCTTATCAAACGCACCCTTCAGCCCCGCATTCTCCGCAGCCAACGCCAACTTCGCTTCTCGCTCTGTCTTAAGTTGCATCTCCAGATTATCAATTGTGATATCAGTCTGGCGGCCGTAGCGCTCTGACTCGATGAGCTTCTGCTCTAACTCTTCATAACTCGGTTTCATGCTCTCACCCCATATACGCTTAAAATTCGCTTCATCGCCGGACTGTTCCGGCACTCCTGGCAGATCACGTTCACCGACTCAGTGCGGCGGCCTGATTTCTTTTTTGCCTGCGCCAGCGAATAAACTCGGTGACCTTTTGGGCCTTCAAACTTCAGTTCGCCAGAGTTGACCATCACCGAAATAACACTGGAGATGCTCCGGTAACTGGTACCCATGGCATCAGCAATTTGAGTTGCTCCCAGTTTGCTACCATCACTCAGTACGGATGCGATCCGCGCCGGATAACTCTCATCACTCACTCTGCGTGCTGCAGCACTGCTGAATGCGCCATTCAACGCCCGGTTCTTCAGGTGGAGAGCGCCAGCGCCTTTTCGCCATTCCTGGTAGTCAGCTTCACTGGTGAAGTATCCGAAACCAGCCATGCTGAAAATCATCCCCAGGCCGCGCAGTGCAGCGATTTCCCGATCGAGACCCTTACCACTGATGCCAATCACCACGATGAGGTCAGCGCGCTTAACAGGCTGGTTAGCGGCCACGTAATCAACGATGCGTTGTTTTAAGCTGTCCATCTCACACCATCCCGTTCGACTTGTTGCGGTTGTACTTCGCCTGGAGTAACTGGATCGGCGTAGGCCCATGCTCAGCAGCAGGTGCTGCAATTGCCCGGCGTACCGGCGGTACTGGCTTACCCTCGGTGACGCGCTTCTCCCACATGTCTAGCAGATCACCGGCCTCGCGTGCCAGCTCCCCATGCGTTAACTGGCGCTCTGCGCTGCGGTGACGTAGTTCGACGCAGATGTGGTACATGACCGGCTGCGACCAGGGGAATTGCTCACTGGAGGTAAATTCGAACGAACGGTTACGCCAGTCCCAGTATTCGGCGATCACCTGGTCAATGGTGATTCCCAGCGCGCCGCCACTCTGTTTGCACCAGGCGACGAACTGGCCAGGCGACGGCAGGAAAGGACGCTCCTGACGGCGGGCAATGCGCATGCCGGCATCGACCTGAGCCATTGAGTGGATCCCGTTCTCCTGGAACGCCAGCAGCCACTGACGACGGAATTCGTTCAGGTCGTCCTGGGTGCGGAAGTTCGCCATGCTGGCCGGGAACGCGGCGCGCAGCTCGTTGAACAGCTTGTTGAATACCTGCGCCACCTGCTCGACCGGCGCGCGCTCCTGGTACTGCTCTGGCAGGTTATGGGCCATGCGGCTCATCTGCTCGCGGTCGTGGTTAAGCATCTGCTCTGCAAGAGATTTCATCGCATCACCTCATAGGCCCAGTCAGTGTTGTTGAAGTCCAGATCCGTCTTAGCGGCTGGTTTGCCGCGCACTGCCGCTTGCTTGTTCTGATAACTCAGCTTCTGGCTGGCAGTGATAAACCAATTTTTTGGCTTCTCATGAGTGAACTCGATATCCAGCTTCTGAAGCTCGTAATTCAGGTCTATCAGCGGGTACAGGCTTAACCATGCCTGGTAGTCCTTGTGGTTCAGCCGTACGATCTGGCCCTCGAATGCGTACCGACTCGATATTTCATGAATATCTGCATTGGCCTCTTCGCAAGACGCGTCAGCGGCTTGGGTGTTAACCAAGGAATCCGGATCAGGGATAGGGGAATCAGGAATCAGGTTAAGGGAATCAGCAGGATTTAAACTGTTCTTAACCTGTTCTTGCACCTTACTAACACCGTGCTTTTCTTGTGCTTCATTATTTTCAATTACTTGAGGCTTTCCCTCTTCTTCCTTTTCCTCTTTTGCATCTGAATTGCACTGTTCTTGTTCGGTGCCATTTTGGTTCTGATACGGTTCTGGTATCTCACTTTCCGCTTCTTTGCAGTGCGGGTTCTGGTGCTTTTTCCAGTTAGAAACCTGAATGTAGGAATCGCCTTTTACCTGGTAACGATGGATGAATTTGTGCTGATGCAGCTGCTGCAACAAAGCGTCACAATCGACATCATCAAAAGGCAGCACCATGGCTTTAATTTTCTTAGGGCGGTCATCCAAGCGACCCTCTTTATCGGCGATAGTCCACAGACCAGCGAAGAGAATGCGCGCCAGCGGCTGACATTCTGCAAGCTCGTCGTTCGTGAAAAAGCCGGGTTTGATATTTCGCGATCTGGCCATTTAAAACTCCACTGGTTGTTCTGGGCCGTAAATTCCACGTCTATCAAGCTCTTCTCTATAAGCCTGATATTCATTCATGGCTTCTTTTAGCGCCTGTTCATCAGCCGGTTCGATCGCATACGCATTTGAATCGTGCACAGCGATAACAACGCCGCTTGTTCTGCGGATATTGAAAATAGTTTCCGCACCGATTCGAATTAATCGCTCAGCAGCTGCAAGCTTGTCGCCGAAGACGCTAATCCCAATCTCATTAAAAAGTTCAGGTATATTGATTTTGCTGAGGCTCTCAAAAATGATGAAGTCGTGGTAAATAGCTATATATTCAGCTTTTTCACCGACCTGGCATTCACAGCTGCAAGAGCACGCATGAATAATTTCTTTCAAATCAAGCTGAAAAAATTCGCGAGACTCGTTTACTCTCCACTCCGACAAAGCATCATGAATCTCTTTTTCAGCTTCGAGCGGAGAATGGCTGTAGAAAGCCGCTTCAACCTTGAATGGAGCAGGAACACCAGTAGCTGATGAAAGTTCTCGCGCTCGAACTTCCGGGCTTGTTGTGGTCATTCCAATTTTGTAGATGCCAGGCATACATGGATTGCTTAACACGTATACCCACCCTTCCATTCTGAAGTCGGCTGGAACATCCATAGTCTTCAATACGCCGACTTGCTTTGTTAATGGCTCGAGATGCATAATTGCCTCTGTGAATTGATCCAATTAATTCCACCAGAAAGTCGGTTCTGTTCGCGCAGACCGGCTTTCGCCATTTCTGTAGTTCTCACATAACCCCCAGCATCGAAGTGACCATAGTCATCAACGGCCCTACCTGCTCCGGCATAAGGCGGAACAGTGACGCAATACCCTCGCTTACCTCTTTCAGCTTCTGATGCTCTGGAGCGTCCAGGAGCACGGCCTGTTTAGCTTCAGCACACTCTTTCATCGCAGAGGCGATCAGCGACATCGTGTCGTTCTGTGGCGCCAGGCGGTTGCGAAATTCCAGTGGAAGTACCGCCATGATTGCTGGCGTCAGCTGGCGAATGTTGTTGGCGGCGTATTCGGTGTCGCCATCAATCCAGCGGAATACCTTCTGCATCTGGCGGTGCGAGTCAGTCGGGATATCCAGACCGGTGCCGCCGGTTGACCGCCACTCTTCCACAATCAGCGCTGCGACAAATTCACGGCTGCGGCAATCAGCGGCCCAGGCGCGAACTGCTACGCGGATCCCATCGATGTTTAACGCCGAGGAATCAGGCTCCCGGCGATTCTGGTAAATCATCGCCGTTGGCGAAAATTTGTTACCTTGTTGATACGCAAGTGAATGCATTACTTTCCCTTTCGTTGTTAGGGCCGCCAATCAGGCGGCGTTATTTTTTGGTGGAAACAACGCATCGAGAGATGTATTGCTCCCAAGCTTATTCATCGCCTCAACCAGGCGGCGGCACGAATCCAGGTCTGGTGCTCGTATGCCAGCTTCATAGTTAGCAAGGCGGGACTGGTTCCAGCCGCACGAACCTGCTAACTCTGATTGAGTGATGCCAAGCTTCTTACGTTCGTTGGCGATATTGTTCATGCTGATCCTTTCAAGAATGGTCACTCAGCATCATTAAACACAATTCGTGATTATTAATCAACACAATTCGTGTAAAGCTTTTTAACACGGCGCGTGATACAAAATGAGAATGAATAGAATCGAAGATATAGCGGGCCGCATTAAGCGACTTCGCGAAGATAAAGGGCTGTCACAAAAGGCTCTCGCAGAGCTTTGCGGGTGGGCTTCGCAGTCACGCATAGGGAATTACGAGTCAGGCACCAGGAGCGTTAGCGTTGATGATGCAACTGTAATAGCTAAGGCGCTGGGGGTTGCGCCTGCCGAGCTGCTTTTTGGCGATGACTACAAAGGCCCTTACAAGCCAGGTGATAAATACCCAGTTATAAGCAAGGTGCAGGCAGGAGCATGGTGCGAAGCTGTTGAGCCGTACACCCTTAAAGATATCGACCTTTGGCTTGAATCAGATGCTCACATTCAGGGGGAGGCGTTCTGGCTGCAGGTTGATGGTGACTCAATGACAGCACCGGCGGGTCTTAGCATCCCAGAAGGAACCTTTGTCCTCTTCGATACTGGGCGCGAGGCAATCAACGGCAGTCTGGTAATAGCAAAGCTATCCGATTCGAACGAGGCAACATTTAAGAAGTTAGTGATCGACGGTGCGCAGAAGTACCTGAAGGGTTTAAATCCACAGTGGCCATTGGTAGCGGTGAATGGTAACTGTCGAATTATCGGTGTTGCTGTAGAGACGAAGATGCGGCTGGTCTGAATGGTTGCTTGAGGGGTCGCAGAGATGCGGCCTTTTTTTTGCCTGCAATAATGCAAGCATAAAAATAAAAATATTTCTTGCTTGTATGGTTACACAGTGATTATGATGCAAGCACATTTCACAGCAAGAGTGCTTACAATGTCAGAAAATAAAAAAGAACCAACTGGAAAAGCAAAAGGCGGGGTTGCTAGAGCTAAATCCCTCACTGCAAAACAAAGAAGTGATCAAGCCAAGAGCGGAGCTATTGCCCGCTGGGGTTATAAAGCCACTCACATGGGAAATTTCAAAGAGCAGTTTGGGATTGATGCCGAGTGTTATGTTTTAAACGATGAGTTGAAAACACCAGTTGTAACCAAGACCGGATTAGCTCAACTTCTCCAGATAGGCTCTCTTGCTCGCGATATAGACAGACTAATGTCGGCTCCATTCATGAGCGAGATGCGCGATCCAGATTTAGAGGATAAATTAGAAAAACCCCTTAAATTTCAATTAGAGGCGCGATCCAATAATTCGACAATTGCGCATGGATTTGACATCGGTGTAGTAATAGACATAGCAAAGCTCCTAGTCAAGGCGAAAGAAAAAGGGGTTTTGCCAGCTAATAGAATTGCAGCAGCAGAAGCCGCACAAAGACTTATGAATGCTTCTGCTAAATCTGGTATTCGCGGCGTTGCATATGCCGTTTCTGGTTATGAGCCTGCGGCGCAGGCGGTAATCGAAGCTTTCAAAATGTACGTTCGAGAAGAAGCTCGTGCTTGGGAAAAAGAATTCCCTGATGAGCTTTACTATGAATGGTACCGACTATACGAACTGAAAAAACCAGAAAAAGGCGGACATCCAGGAAATTTCCGCTGGTTTACTGAGAGGCATATCTACGAAACATTAGCAAAGAGCGAAGGCAAGATTCTCGATATCGCCAAGGAAAATCGCGAGGAAAACGGTAAGAGAGGTGACAAAATCCATATGTTCCTTTCTGATGTGGGCGTGAAAGCACTACGTAGACACATTGGCAAAATTATCGGCATGGCATCCATGTGCGAAACAAAAGAACAATATGAAAGCGCTCTTGAGAGAGTCTTCAAATAAAGTCGCAACCCGGCCACTGCGCCGGGTTTTTTATTGCCCACCCATAAAGCTATCCCCCATTCTGCCGATAACTATCCAGCCTGAAGCTGATAACAATAACTATCGCAACACTACCTGCCCGCCCGTGCGGGCTTTTTTATTGCCCCTTCCTCACCAACTCCGCAGCATCCCTGTTAGCTCCCTTCCCTATCACGTTTCCTGTTTCCTTCCGGTACTGCTTCAGCTTGTCGATGATGTTTTGCTGGGTCATAGGTAAATCTGCCAGTGACAACTCCATCACCGCCCGCCCCATCGCCTGAATTTTCATGCTTATACGCTCTTCATCCAGAACCATGCACATCCCTCCTGCTGTTTTTTTAAGCGTAGCACTGGTATTTAAAAAAATAAATTCCCTTTCAAATCAGCAACAACACGCTTTGTTGTCATCATTAATCACAATTCGTGTTGACCAATAAAACACAATATATGATTATCCACCCATCGAAACGAAACATCGACAGCTGAGCGAAGTTAGCCAGCGGCGGATAGCAACTCGCCTGCTCATTAAGAATTCAGTCAAGCAGCAAATCACCCGGAGCGCTCCTGGCAAATTGAAATGGCGCCCAATGGGATAGAGGCAGGTGTGTAACGCGTGGCGGGTATAGCACACGAAGAGGACTCCGCACCGGAATGGTTTGCTGCTCAGTTCCCGAACATCGGGGAAGTTTCAGTTGGAATGTTTTGGGATTGGATGAATGCGCAGGCTGATGCGCGACGTGGAAGCGAGCGGATGAACTGTCTGAAGGCCGCTAACGTAGGCAATGCCGGAGATCAGCGCCGGCCATCCAATCACCAAAGCATTTCGATTCATCAACCCACGCAACAAAGGAGCTTCTATGCGACGGCAAAGCTATATCGCTCACAAATAATCGGTACCACAAATGCTTTCGGAAACCCCGGCGTTGTCGGGGTTTTTGGTGAGTGCTTTGGGCTGGCAGACGGTTATCAGCTAGTTGGTGAGGTAATGGCTCACCAAGGCGACGACGGCCTTCCTTGCTTCATTGTGGGGAGCCAGCGCCAAAGCATTTCTCCCGCATCAGCGGGTAACGACAGAGGGTAAGGCTATGAAAGGCAGTTTATTAACAAGTGATATTGAAAAAGATAAGGCTAATGAGATTAGCGAAATCATCTTCCAGGCATTGCAGGAAATCGATCCAGCAGAGTTTAAAGATGAGGACTCTGGTGGCCCAGGGCGGGCATCAAGCCTTGCTGATCAAATTTCAGAACGCCTTGTACTCAAGGGCGCATCTATCAACTAACCCGCTCCGGCGGGTTTTTTATCGGTCATACATAGGCAGATTTTCGAGTCTGCCCATTTATGACAACCGGCGGCCATCCACCGCCAGCATATTTTTCGCACAAGCGCAGAAGTCTTGTATTAACCGTTCCGTTCGCCGCGATAAGGCCAAGAGGAAATCATGGTAAACCAGCAGCAGATCAGAGAGGCCCAACGGCTCGCGTCGTTCGCGGTGCTCCATCGCAATGCTCCGGCGTGGGAAGAAGCAAAGCGCCTTTACGCCGTCGCCATCGGGAGGACTCTTCACTGATGGAAACTTTATTCGCACTCGTCCTGACCGTGGCAATGACCAACGGTGATTATCAGGATGTCATTCTCGGCGTTTACGACAGCCAGCAGGAATGCAGCCAGGCGGCTACAGAGCAGAAAGTGTCAGCTGAGTGCTGGCCCGTAGAAAGCATCCTCCGCAACGGCGAGTTCCCGGCGAAAGACATCGCGCAGCACTAACCACCCTATTCAACCGATCGGCCTGGCTTTCTGCGGGCGGGATCTGCACATCCAAATTTCAGGAGAAACCATGAGCGAAGTAACGGATTTAGTCGTCATTGAGAAACAGAACGCAATGGCGGTATTCACCACCAAAGAGCAGCTCGACCCGATTATTGAGGCGATCGAGAAAGAAGCTCGCAGCCTGGTACCGGATGTGTCGACCCGTAAAGGCCGCGATGCTATCGCATCCATGGCGCATAAGGTTGCCCGCTCCAAAACCTATATCGACAACGCCGGCAAGGATCTGGTTGCCGAGCTTAAAGCCCTGCCGAAGCAGATCGACGAAAGCCGCCGCATTGTGCGTGAGCGTCTGGACGCGCTGAAGGATGAAGTGCGCAAACCTCTCACTGACTGGGAAAACGCCGAGTCGGCAAGAAAGGACGCATTGCAGCAGAGACTTAATGATTTGCGATCCTTGGCTGATGTGATTGATGGCTTGGGTAACTACCTGCCGTCAGTTGACATTCAGCAGCGCATTGAGTCAGCAAAAGCCGTTGCACTTGATGAAAGCTGGCAGGAAGTAGCGGCTGAAGCTGGAGTGGCTAAAGACGCCACCATCCAGCAGCTTGAAGCTGCACTGATCGTCGCAAAGCAGCGTGAGCATGAAGCTGCAGAGCTTGAGCGACTTCGTAAAGAAGCGGAAGAAAAAGCTCGCCTGGAACGTGAGGAAAATATTCGCCGGGAAGCGGCAGAACAGGCTCGTCGTGATGCAGAGCAAAATGCGAAGGCTGAACTCGAAGCCGCAGCACGCCGCGAAGCTGAGGAGAAAGCGCGTGCTGAAGCTGCGGAGCGCCAGCGCATCGAAGCGGAACAGCGTGCGGCACGCGAGAAGCAGGAAGCAGAAGCTAGGGCAGAACGCGAAAAAGCTGCGGCAGTGGAAGCCGAGCGCCTTAAGGCAAAACAGGCCGAAGATGCTCGCCTAGCCGAAGAGAAGCGCATCGCCGAAGAACAGGCAAAGCGCGAAGCTGACGTAAAGCACCGCAAGACGGTCGGCACCAACATCGTTAACGCGCTAACCAGCCACACAAGCTTAACCCGCGAACAGGCTATTGAAGTACTTACCGCACTGAAAGATGACTTGATCCCCTGCGCAAAAATTCATTACTGAGGCAACCATGAACGCATTCCTCACTTACGACCGTATCGAAGACCGGCGCTGGGTCGAGCAGCAGCTCACCGACGAGAAAGAGAAGTGGATCGACGACCGGGCGCGGGAAATCATCGACATGATGCCAAAAGAGCCCTCCGGCCTATTCCACTTCACGGTCCCGATTGACTCCAGCCCATACGAAGGACTTCGCAGCGATAAAGCTGGCGAAGCCTACAACGATTTCATTTCGGCAGTTGCTTACGCCCAGGCGGATTACGACTGGGAACACCGTACCGGCTGCCCGTTTTAATTTTTGAGGGATTTAACAATGAGTACTGCACTTTCCACCATGGCCGGGAAACTGGCCGCACGCCTCGGTATGGATGCCGGTACAGACCTGATGAATACGCTGAAGAACACAGCATTCAAAGGTGGCAACGTCACGGACGAGCAGTTTACAGCCCTGCTGATCGTCGCCAACCAGTACGGCCTGAACCCATGGACAAAAGAGATTTATGCCTTCCCAGATAAAGGAGGGATTGTCCCGGTCGTCGGCGTTGATGGATGGGCTCGCATTATCAACGAGCATCCTCAGTTTGACGGCATGGAGTTCTCTTACGACAAGGAGGAAGGCGCGTGCACCTGCAAGATTTACCGCAAAGATCGCAAGCACCCGACCATCGTCACCGAGTACATGGGAGAGTGTAAACGCAATACTCAACCCTGGCAGTCCCACCCTACCCGCATGCTTCGCCATAAGACACTTATCCAATGCGCGCGCCTTGCCTTTGGTTTCGCTGGCATATTCGACCAGGACGAGGCCGAGCGAGTGATTGAAGGAACAACGGCAGAGGTTCATGCGGGCCATGAATCAGATAGCCGTCGCCCGGATCTGATCGCAAAAGGTGAATCTGCCGCACGCCTTGGAACCGTTAAATATCAGGAGTTCTGGGTGGCGCTGAGCGCTGAAGAGAAGCAGGTGATCGGCGCAGTTGAGAAGCGACGCATGTATGACATGAGTCTTGCTGTAGACAACGCCGAACCTGTCAATGTCGCAGAAACGGAGGCTGAATGATGGAGCAACGCACCCCTGAATGGTTTGCTGCGCGCTGCGGCAAGGTCACAGCCAGTCGCCTGGCTGATGTCATGGCCCGGACTAAGTCGGGCTACTCCACCAGCCGCCAGAACTACATGGCCGAGCTGATTTGCCAACGGCTGACCGGAAAGCTGGAGGAAGGGTTTTCGAATGCCGCGATGATGCGCGGCACTGAACTTGAGCCAGTGGCACGCGAAATGTACGCGCTGAATGAGTTCGATGCGGAAATCACTGAAGTTGGTCTCATCGATCACCCAACCATACCCGGATTCGCAGCCAGCCCGGACGGACTTGTTAACGACGACGGGCTTATCGAAATCAAATGCCCCAACACCTGGACTCATCTTGAAACGCTGAAAACTGGCGAGCCAAAGCGCCAGTACATGCTGCAAATGCATGCGCAGATGATGTGCACCGGGCGGAAATGGTGTGATTTCGTTAGTTTCGATGATCGCCTGCCGCCTGACCTCGCCTATTTCAAGAAGCGCATTCATTTCGACGAAGAGCTGGCGCGCGAAATCGAGTCTGAGGTTAAGAGCTTCCTTGCAGATCTGGAATCTGAAATTCAGAAAATCACAGAGCGTGCAGCATGAAACGCACACCCTTTTACCGCAGACCCGGGCGAACCGGGCAATTCTCCGGCCTTCGTGAGCGCGTTATCTGGATGATTCAGACGCGTGGCCGCCCGGTAACAGGCAGCGAAATCGCCGAGAAGTTTGGCGTAACGCTCATCGAGTTAACAGGGTGGCCAACGGCATCACACGCGGATCCGGACAGATAGCGCAGATAGTTGAGTCGGAAAAGTGGATCAACGAGGACGGCATCTGCGACCGGACTTTCGACCTCGTCACGAAGCCAAAGGTCATTACACCACAGGGTAAATCGCGGTTGTTCACCCGGCGCGCCATAGAGCAATCGCAGGAAGGTAGACGGCAGGAGTGCATTGCGCGTGCCGCCCGCCGTCGTCGCCTGATTGCTCAGGGCCTCTACATCGACGAAATGGAGTCAGTGCTATGAAAGCATGGTCACTCGAAGAGCTGGCACTGCTATGGCGACACTCAAACGCTGAGGTCGCAGAGATTACCGGCCGCAACATTGAAGAGGTCGGAGATAAGCGGCTGCAAACCAATATTGAGCGTAATGGCTGGGATGTAAACGATCCGGAGCGGGAGGATGCATGACCGATTACACCGGAAGTAATACCCCAGCGGATCAGCGCGACCTCTGGCGCACTCCACCAGCCCTCTTCGCTTCTCTTGATGCTGAATTTTGCTTTCAACTTGATGCCGCAGCAGCGCCGCATAACGCTCTGTGCAGGAAGTTCATCACCGCCGAGCAGAACACGCTGGAAACGCCCTGGGGTGATTACCTGAGCATTCCCGGCAACGTCTGGCTGAATCCGCCATACAGCGACATCACGCCGTTCGTTAAGAAGGCCGCTGCCGAGAGCGCCAATCAGATCGGCACGGTCATGCTGGTTCCGGCAGACACTTCGGTTGGCTGGTTTAGGGAGGCAATCCAGACAGCCAGCGAAGTGCGTTTCATCACCGCCGGGCGGCTGGCATTTATCAACCCAGTCACCGGTAAGCCGGTAAGCGGCAACAATAAAGGGTCGATGCTCATCATCTGGAGACCGTACCCGCGCACACACTGCCACTTCGCAACTGTGGACCGGGACGAGCTGATGGCTTTCGGGGCGAAACTTCTCGCCCGCCGGGAGGCTGCATGACGCCAGAAACAGACAACGCCATCCGCGCCGCCTGCCGCCGCTGCACCGAGGAAATCCAGCAGGCCATGCGCAAGAAGCCAAAGCCTAACTGGAACGAAACTGTGCCTCCCATCATCAACAAACATCACAAGAAAATTGAAGCTCTGGGAGTTAGCCTCCTAGAGTTCGTCGTATATACAGGGCGGCTTAATCGCCGCTTCGGAGTTGAATCGTGAAGGTTGAAAAAAGCGATGTTCTGGCGTTTACCATTTCAGATGTTGAACGCCTCGACCCTGTCAGGGTGATGATTGAAAACTATGAGCCCGGTAAGGGTCGCATCACCATCACCTGCTTCGGTAAGGCGTGGACCGGGGCTTGGTTTGCTATGGGCGGTGACACTGTTCAGGACTTCATTAAGCGCGTCAGCAATGAGTACCTTATCGGCTATTTCGATCCGCAACTGCAAAGCACAATAGATGATGACAATGATGCCAACCTCGCTTTCGTTAAGGGTGAGATTATCCGGCTGCGTCGTGAGCAGGAAATTGACGGCAATGAAGCCCGCTCAATGTGGGATGAGGCTGAAGATGCTGAAGATGTGAAGGCGAGCTGCTGCAATTATCTCGTCGGCGACAAGGTGCTTAACCTGCTAGGCGATGATCCATGGTACGCAAAATGGCCGTCAGTGCCGAACCATCATTATCAGTACCTCGAACGCATCATTGATGCAGTGCGCGGTGCGCTCGCAGAACTGGAGCGTGCTGCATGAAGGCACTAATCACCCGGGAGCTTAAGGCTCCCTTTTTATTGCTGGCGTTCACATTCAACCGTATTAACCGACAGTTCCGGGAGCATTGACCATGAGCAAGGTCATTATCGATTTATTAGTAATGGATGATTTCACCGATCCTTTTATTTGCGGAGTCCGAGGGGCCTGCACCATTGAAGACCTGCAAGCCATTGAGAAGGAAATTATTGAAAACCGCGATGAGCGCCTTCCAAAAGATGGAACCTACACCATCGAAACCAGCTTGTTTAAAGGCCAATACGGCGAATATGGTCGCTGCGAGCTTGCACCAGGATGGGAGTGGGAAATTGTTGAGTTTTCACCTTTAGATATTCCTGAGGAATAGCCATGGACATCATCGACACAGCAGCAGAGATTGAAGAGCTTCAGCGTAACGCTGCCCTTTCCGCTCATCGCATCGACCACAACGCAGTATCAGCAACGCATTGCTCCGATTGTGGCGAGGATATTCCAGACCTGCGCCGAATGAAGGTGCCGGGCTGCCAGCGCTGCGCGTCGTGCCAGCAGGATGAAGAATTAAGAATGAAGACGGGGAGGATGTGATGGGGAAAATGACGTTCGTCTTTGAATATGAGGACGGCAAAGAGCCGCCGGTTAGTGCTGGCATGGAATTTATGGGCGGGAAGATTGTTGCAGCAGCTTTTCGTGATGCTCTCGAAGAGCCAGAAGTATGTGATGAGATGGTGCCCGACCCTGAATGGCTGGAAAAAAGCCTCAGCCGGTTATGACGCAACTGATAGCCAGTTATGAGCTGGCTATTGGGTGCGAAAGCGCCACCTCGTGATCCCTTTTGCCCGGCCCCGCGCCGGGCTTCTTTTTACCTGATTTCGATTAATCAACACGTCAACGCGGCCTCGCATATAATGCCAGGTGGCTAAGGAGTTCTCATGGCTAAGCTTCTCAATTTGCAGGAATGGGCTGCTGAGGTCTACACGACTCCACCCTCCCTTTCTACTCTGCGTCGATGGACGCGAGAGGGGCGAATTTATCCCGCGCCGGAGCTGCACGGAAAGGAATATAAGGTTCAGCCTGACGCTATCTACGTGGATCCGCGCAAGAAGAATCTGCGCGCTAAACCGAAACACACCAAACTGCCGTCCGGCGGCACCTTACTGGAGAGACTGACTCATGGCGAAAAGGCCAGTACGTTACGACGCTAACCTGCCCCGTAACCTGACCTATCGTAAAAGAGACAGACTTTACAGCTGGCGCAATCCGGTGACCGGGCAGGAGATATCTCTTGGCCGGATTGATCGCAAGGACGCCGTTGCGCAGGCCATTGAGGCCAACAACTACATCGACCAGAATTACCTTCCCTCTTCTCTACTGGATCGCATAAAAGACGTGCCCACTTTCACAGTGGCTGCATGGCTGGAGCGTTACGAGGTGATTCTCGAGCGGCGCGAGCTGAAACCAAACACGATGAAGGTCAGGCGAAACCAGATCGCCACCATTAAGGAAGAGTTCGGCAAAATTCCCCTCGCTTCTGTCACGACAAAGGACATCGCCTCATTCCTTGAAGCGTACATTCTCTGCGATAAAAAGAGCATGGCTTCCGGGCTCAGGTCTGTGCTGATGGACATCTTCAGGGAGGCGATTGTGGAAGGACATGTCGACAGGAACCCGGCAGAACCGACGCGAACGCCGACACCGAAAGTTAAGCGAGAACGCTTACTGCTCGAACAATTCACGGTCATCCGCCAGGCAGCGTTAACTCATTCTGAATGGGCGCCAAACGCATGCGATCTGGCACTGGTCACCGGCCAGCGGCGGGAAGATATCTCACTGTTCAGGTTCAGTGACATTAAAGATGGGAGGCTTTTCGTTACGCAGGAGAAAACAGGTCACAAACTGGCACTTCCCCTTGATTTGAGGCTGGACGTCGCCGGGCTTGTGTTGCAGGATGTCATTGATCGATGCCGGGTGAACAACCCTTCCGACTTCATGCTTTACTCTCCGGTCCGCCGCGGGGGAAGAAAGCCGGGGCCGCTAACTCCTGACGGACTCACCCAGGCCTTTGCAGAGATAAGGGATTCGACCGGGTTAAAATTCGGTCCTAACCCACCTCCTTTCCATGAGATCAGAAGTCTGGCGAGCAGGCTCTATGAAAAGGAGCGCGGGGAGGAATTTGCTCAGCGCTTACTCGGCCACAAAAATTTAACAATGACCAAAAAATACCTGGACGCACGCGGTGCAGAGTATGTTATGGTTTAGACAGGATATGGAATATTCGAGTAATTTTCGAGGGATTTCGTGTTAATACCGAAAAAACCTTTGAAAAACAAATAGATAAAAAGAGACCGAATACGATTCCTGTATTCGGTCCAGGGAAATGGCTCTTGGGAGAGAGCCGTGCGCTAAAAGTTGGCATTAATGCAGGCTCAATCGCCTTGCCCTTTAAGAATAGATGACGACGTCAGGTTTTCCAGTCCACAGTAAAAGTGGTCTGAAAAAAAGCGTCAGAACATCACTAAATGTGAAAAACCGCAGAGCTTTTACAAGCACCTGCGGTTTTTTTTTACTGGAAACCTGACGGCTAGCAGAGCTTTTCAGCGCGCTCAATAAACGGTGCCAGACTTTTCTTCTGCCCGGGGTTTGCCGGGTCATCCACCTGGATCACGCTGACAGGCTGTCCGTTACTTTTCCCGCTGGCCACCTGCTGCTCCGCTACGTCATTTAACGGATACTGCACGAGCGTACTGGGATTGATGACATACAGCGCGTTACCGGGACGGCAGGTGAGCATGACCTCTTCACGATTAAATGCCCAGTTGTCCTTGCCCACTTCAAACCGGCTGACGGTGATGACCTGCGGCGCGGCCAGCGCACTGCTGGCACAGGTGAGAAGTAAAAGAGAAAGCAGTGTCTTTTTCAT